TCTTCATCACGGATCTGTTGGTTACTGTTAACTAGAGCTTGTAGTTTCTGTACTACTACTTTACGTTGTGCCTTGCGACCAAATGTTCCAGCGCCGTTTTCTTGGTTGCCAGCTTCTGACAACCAACGATGTGGATAATAGTCAGACATTAGTTCGTCGTTAGCAGTTCTAAAGTTACGTGCAAGAATGTCTACGTAGTTGCGTACAAAACGTTTAACGTTGAATCCTGAACGGCGTAGGTTCCACATCAGCATACCCTTTGGATATAGTGCTGGATCTGGACAGTCAAAGTCAACAAAGTTATTGTCTAGTAGTTCTATAATAGAACTAGCAGTTTCAACACGACCTGTAGTATTCCAACGTGCATCTGCAAACAAAATACCGTTTTCAGTTGATTGATCTGAATTGTCAACTAATGCCCACTTTTGAGTAGCATAGTTGAATTTGTAAATCATCGGAAAGTTTTCTAGGTCGCTGGTGTCAATCCATAGATCACCGTTAGCTAGGGCTGTTCCATCGCTTTGTGTTAATGGTGCAGTAGCACTAACCATTGGACCTTCTGGATCTGTACGATCGCCACCGCCTTGATTCTGAACTAAATTATTATAGCCAACCCACTTATCACCGTCATGAATCATCATGTCAACTTCGTCGATTAAGCTATTATACCATAGTTGTCCGTCAGCAGTTAAACTCTTTGGAGAATCTTCTCCGGCAGTATATGTTAAACCTTTCCATAGAGTTGCCACAAAGTGTCCTGCGGCTCCATCTGGATGATTATATAAGTTTGCAGTTGGTGCTGAACCTGATGTGGTAAATCCTGCATCACGGAACGCATCAGCAGTACCGTCAGTGATATAAATTTCACCACCTTGGTTGTGCTGAATTACAATTCTGTTTGCACTGTCAACACTGGCTACAATACTTGTTCCAACTGGCATAACTGCGTTGATAGCCGCGGCAACTGTTTCAGCATCGTCAACTGTGCCAGCTGTAGTAAATGTAACAGTTACGTCTGCACTCAGTGCGGTTGAACCTTTGATGCTTTCACTGATAATAAAACTGCCTGCACCTGCAGAGAATGTTCCAGAAGCAACTACACCTGAAACAATCTTAGTTTCGCCTGCGGCTGTTCTTCTGTAAATTTTAAAATTAGCTTCAATATCTGCACCAGATAATTCAAAATCATTAAACTTTGCATACAATGTGCCTGTAGCTAAGTTGATTCCGCCACCGCCTGCATCTAAGCTAGCCAGCGCAGAATGTCCGTTAGCATACAATGGGCATTTGATTTCTTCCCATGCGGCTGTTGAGCTATTGTAACGCTTTACTCTTACACTTGCGCCTAGGTTAGGTTCGGTAGTCTTAAACCAAACTGAGCCTGTTGGGCGAGGATTTGTGTCTGTTAGTTTAAACAATGGCACACTGGTGTGTGCTGATATTTGTAGCTTTGGAGCATAGTATGTACCAGTCTTGATACCTACTGGACTAGCTGTTGTGCTTACGCCTGCTAGTGTTCCGCCAACTGTTAGTACGTCAACATCACCGTTTAGATATAGTTCTAGTTTACCGTTAACTGCGGCTGCTGTAACACCTACAACAGTTGCGCCAATTGCTGAAACTAGTGTAGATAAACTTGTTGCGCCTGTGATGCTTGTACCGTTTAACACCAATGTGTCTGGGGAAGTAATGCTAGTAGGAACTTTTGTGCCTGCTACTGCTGGCCAGCTCTTAGTCCAATCATTTGAACCAACTTGCTTCCACTGACCTGAACGGTTTTTATAAAATAATTTGTTTAATGTTGTAGTGGCAACAATAGCGTAGTCGCCATTTGCACCAACTGAACCCTTTGGAGCTCCGTTAGATACTTTAGTAGTATCAGTAATAACTATAGGAGTCTTTGATACAAAAGTTTGTCCGTCTGTTACGCTGGCATCGCTAGCATTCCATTCAAAAATACCAAATGATGTGCCTGCTGTATCAAACCAATGTGTGCCGTTAACTGGGGCGCCTGCTGGAGCAGATGCAGATGCATCTAGCTGTGCTAAGTCAATGTCAGCTCGCACTACAAATGCGCGATTGCTAACACCTAAATAACTGTAAGCAGTTTGCAGGCCGTATTCGTTTTGTTCGCCTGCGTGGATAGGGTTATTATTCGCATCTGTCTTGAAAATAGGCGTGCCAAATGTGTCTGCAAGGTCTTTCTGACTAGTCAGTAAATACACCTGCCCAGCAGTTGCTTTAGCTGTTCCTGGAGCAATTCCAGATCCAGATCCATTTTGCTTATTCTCTTCAGAGGCAATAATAATTAAGGGAGTTGTACCTGGGGCAGCTGGTGTATAGAAACTCTCATCTATTACGCTAACGCTTACGCCTGGTGAACTTAGTTGAGCCATATTAGTAATCTCCATGAATACATGTTCTAATTGTATTTATGGTGAAAGTACTTTTTGAGCTGATTATAACTATTAAAAAAGGGGGTAAAAAGGTGTAAATAACTACATGAGACCACTTTGTTCATGCGGATTGCGGCCGTGCGCAGTAAATTATCGCAAAGGAAAGAAAACTTACTATCGTAAGTTATGTGAAGCTTGTTTATATAAAGGAAGCAACGCCGGCTCACCTAAATGGTTTCGGTCAGGTTACAAATTAAAAAACATATGTGATAAGTGTGGATTTAAAAATCCACACAAAGAAGTTTTTAATGTGTTTCACGTAGACGGCGATCTAAATAATTGCCGTGTGGCTAATCTTAAAACGGTGTGTGCAAACTGTCAGCGGGTTTTGCATAAAGAAGGGGTTCGCTGGCGGCAGGGCGATCTTGTACCAGATCTTTAACCTGCGTAAACAGATCGTTAATACTTCCGTTGTTATCAAAGATATGATCAAATTTAGTTCCGACCCATGCCGTTTCACTAGCGTGAATCTTTTGCTCAGTTAACCAAGTTTTAGCACTGCTTTTTCCCTTATTGGCTTGCAAAGCAATATCATACCAATGCGGGCGAATTCCACGTTCAACACAGACAATTTTACCGCCTGCTTCTTTAATTGATTTAATTTCATTAGGAAAACGACAGTCGCTAATAACAATATCGTCTCGGCTGTTGCGTAGTTTGTTTTCTAGAGCGGCAATCCAAATGTCATCGTGGAAGCCTTTCCTGCAGACTTCAGTGCCCCAATATTGTAGTACCCAACGAGGAGTTAAGTTAGGCATATTCAATCGTTCACTCCACCACGGGTCTATTTGTTCTCGCCATTCACGAGCAGATGTAGTACGTCCTTCAAGCATAGTTCTATCCCAACCAAACACCTGAGCAACTGCATCTTTTAAACTGTTGGCAAAACTTTCACGCCTAAAACCGTGGAAATTTGTAAGATAATCAGCAACTGTATCTTTGCCGCTACCAATGAACCCGCATACACCTATGATCATAAGAACCCCTGTAATTTCTGCTATTATATAACAGATCTATTACAGGAGTCAATAATTTGTTAGCCAATTACAAAAGTTAGAGGTGTTCCGCCCGGAATCATTTCGTTGATTTCTTTTTCTAATTTTTCAACTTCTGATTGGCCAGCAGTTAATAATGCGCCGCCGTTCATTTGAATGGCTTGTCCCGGTCCTGCAATGCTTGCAAACTTGCTACGAGCTTCACCTAGTATTAGTTTGCAAACTGCTAGACTATAGTCATACAACCACTGTTTGGCATATGTATCTTGCAATAGCACAAAATCTGGTCTAAAATTATGTGTTCTTAACATAATTTGCTCTTGGGTGGCAAACGGTCTTTGCAAGATTGTAAGAATGTGACTTGTAGGTTTCCACTTAAATTCTATAAAACTACCAAACATTTTACCTACTAATTTTTGGTATCCGGAATACAACTCATAAGTTGCTAGACCGCCCATCATGCTTGAACTCAACAAATAAGTGTTAGTATATGCTAAATTAAACGGCTCAAACAGAGAACCGCCTGCGCCCATGCCGCTTCTACTACCAATTGCTCTACGGTAGACACTTTGTACTTCGATAACTTCGTCGGGCAGTCTGTATTCGTTAACATCCTGCTGAAGTTCTAGAAACATATAGCTTTCTTCAACAGCATTACTACTTCTTTGTCTAAATTTACTAAGCGCCCTATTGAGTGCAGTTTCATAGTGAATTGGATCTAGCTCGACTTCAACCATTCCGGAGCCAAGCATGGCTTGAATGTAGTCAAAGACTTTTTGGCGTTCTTGTTGGCTCGTTGTAGCGTTAGTATCAGGCATATTTGCTCTCCCTACATATTTAGCTGGCGATAAATATGAGTATGCCGCGAATATCACTATACAAACCCGAACGAGGGCAAGACTATAAATTTATAGATCGTCAAATTTCTGAAATATTTCAGGTTGGCGGTACAGACGTGCATCTGCACAAATATTTAGGTCCTGCAAATCCTACCGAACAGTCTGCAACAGCAGACCAACCCCATTACGTTAATGGGGTCAAAGAAACAAACATTCAAGATCTATTGTTGTTAGAAAATAGAGATAGAAAATATGATCCTAGTATATACAGAATTAGAGGTCTGTACAATGTACAAAATATTGATTTTAATTTAAGTCAGTTTGGGTTGTTCATTGATAACGACACNTTGTTTATGACTGTACATATTAATGATTTTATTAATTANATNGGACGCAAACCGCTCAGTGGTGATGTTATAGAATTACCACATCTGCGTGATGAGTTTGCATTAAATGATTTTGATATTAGCTTGCCTAGATATTATGTTATTGAAGACGTAGGTCGTGCAAGTGAAGGATTTAGTGCCACATGGTATCCGCATTTGTATAGATTAAAATGCAAAAAGATTACTGACAACCAACAGTTTTCTGATATACTTGATCAGCCTGCCAAAGAAGGTAGTGATCAAACTCTCCGTGACTTGTTAAGCACTGCGGCAAAAGAATTAGCTGTTAACGACAGTGTGTTGTCACAGGCAGAAGCCGATGTTCCTCAAAGTGGATTTGAGACTAGACAATACTATACACTGGCGGTTGATCCAACAAACGGTCAACCTGTCTTAGAAACAACCACNGGCGGAGATACTGTACCCGGTGTTCCAAATCGCACTGGGTATAGTGGATACTTACTAGGCGACGGTTACCCACCTAATGGTCACAGTTTTGGACATGGCATTCAGTTTCCCCAAGCACCTCAAGAAAGCGATTTTTTCTTGAGGACTGACCTGCTACCAAATAGATTATTTAAATACAACGGAACTCGTTGGTTAAAAGTTGAAGACAAAGTTAGACATACCTTGACAAATACTGATACTAGACAAACTCTTAAAACTGGGTTTATCAACAACAAAAATATTACCGGTACTACTATCGTCCAAGACGGAGTCGACATTCCAACTACCAATACCATTACTATTCAAACAGCAATACCTTACACTGCTGGCATGGGTGGCAAGGTATTCATTGGAGATTCAAAAGTACAATCAGTGGTTGTTACATCTGGTGTAGGAGGTAACGCATTGATCACTATGGGTGAAACTGCCCCAGCCAATAGTAATGTTCAATGGACATTATTCAAATCGTTCATTGATGAACGTAGTTCCATTAGCAAGGCAGTTAAGCCTAAGGCAGATTTATAATGCAACATTTTTATGATGGTCAGATACGCAGATATCTGTTACAAACAATTAGAGTCTTGAGTAATTTTACAGTCAAGTACGGGGATGGAAGATTAGTTAGGATCCCGGTAATTTATGGTGATGCAGATAGACAGACGGCATCAATCATGCGACAGAACAGTGAAAACAAAATTAACAGTGCTCCTAGGATTGCTGTCTATATCACTGGACTTTCTTTAGATCCTAGCAGACTATCTGATTCAACATTTGTTGGCAAAGTGCATGTGAGAGAACGAGCAGTTGACCAAGACACTGGTGAATACACAACAGGAGAAGGTGCTAACTACACCATTGAGCGCCTAATGCCAACTCCGTTTAAGTTAGACATCAAGGCCGACATCTGGGCGGCCAACACTGACCAAAAATTACAGATACTAGAACAAATTTTAGTATTGTTTAATCCAACATTAGAATTACAGACTACTGACAATTATGTTGATTGGTCTAGTCTTAGTGTGTTAGAAATTAAAGACCTGGCGTGGAGTTCTCGCAGTGTGCCTGTTGGTGCTGACAGTCCTATTGACATTGCCACTATAACATTTACTACTCCTATCTGGATTAATCCTCCTGTAAAAATCAAACAACTTGGTATTATTACACAAATCATTACCAGTCTGCACGAAGGCATTAGTACGCCAGAAGCTTCTTACATCGACGGCTTAGGTACTGATCCAATTGCTGACGGGGCACAGAGCGGTATTACATTAATAACTAGGATTCCAGTAGCACTAAGCGGATACGGTGTACAAGTATACAACGGTCAAGCTAAACTATTAGCAAAAAATGAAAGTGTTGTTGCTAGTGAACCGTATGCTATTCCAATTAAACAAGGTACTGACATCAGTTGGTTTACTTTGTTAAATCAATATCCTGGTCAGTATACAGCTGGGTATAGTCAAATATATCTTAAACAACCACTTGGTAACGAAGTAGTTGGAACTATTGCAATTAATCCAGCAGACGACTCAGTATTAACAATAAATTGGGATAGTGACACGTATCCTAATAATACTGACCTAGACTTATCTGGACCGCGAAGTGCAAGCCCGGGAACATTTGACGCCATAGTTAATCCGTTAACTTTTAACCCTAGGGGTCAAGACGGACTTGGTACATTGGCAGCAGGCGCTCGCTTTTTAATTGTAGAAAATATCGGTGATATAGACAACGAAGACGGTCCGGATGCTTGGAAATCAACTGGTGGGGTTGACTTTGTTGCTAAAGAAAATGATATAATACAGTGGAGCGGCACACAGTGGCAAGTTATTTTTGAAGCTGCTCAGAGTGAAGACATCCTGGTCTATCAAACAAATATATATACTGGAGTTCAGTATAAGTGGGACGGTGTTAGCTGGACTAAATCGTTTGAAGGCGAATATGAAGAGGGTTCATGGAGACTAAGACTATAACAGAAATTGTCTGTAGCGGCGCATTAATTTACGCCAAGAAAAGTCACAGGTTTTTACTCTTACAAAAAACAAATGGAAAACATGCCGGTACATGGGGNTTGGTCGGCGGTACCAATCTCGAAGGTGAGACTGCGTGGCAGGGACTTCAACGTGAAATTACTGAAGAAATTGGCAGTAATTTTAAAATAATTAAGACCATACCTATTGAAACTTTTGTCAGCAATGATAATGTTTTTAACTTTCATACCTATCTATGTGTAGTAGAAGACGAGTTTGTGCCCATTCTTAGCAATGAGCATAACGGATGGGCNTGGGCTACTATTGATCACGCACCAAAACCTTTACACCANGGTCTTAGGAATAGTTTTAGCAATAGAACTGTACGTACTAAATTACAAACAATCTTTGACCTAGTTGGTCTAATCTAATATGTTTAACTGGTTTAAGAAAACAAAAAGTTGGGTACGATTCTATTCTATGGATCAAAATGTATCTATCATGTACCCTGTAGTTGACAATCGACTAACCGATCGAGATTGGAACAACGTAGGTGATATCTCAAGAAATAGACCTGAACAAGGTAAGCAGATAGTATTGAACTGTCCAGCTATTAAACAAATTACCAGTGTCGGCTATGTACTGCGAGCGCCTGCTGATTTTATAATCAAGACAGGGCCGAGTATTCAACATTTATCGTGGGAAACTCCATTTGTGTTTAAAAGACACAGCGACAAATATACATTTAGTGGTAGTGAATACTATATTAGTTGGCATAGTCCATCACAAACCGAACCATTGATTCCAAAAGAAATTTCCAACACAGACAAACCGTATTTGCATTCGGCAGTAAAAGTTGAGACTCCTTGGCGAGTCAAAGCCAGTGACGATATTGTATTGTTGCAGTTACCTGTGACTTATAATAATGAAGCTAGGTTTACTGCTGCCATAGGTGTGTTAGATCCAAAATACATGCATTCTGTTAGTGTACAACTGTTTTGGCATGTGCTTGAAGGTGAAACATTGGTCAAAGCAGGCACTCCACTAGTACAGTATGTTCC